TTACACGTTGGATTAGACAACATCAGATTCTTTAAGTGTCGTCATTGTGACGCCATCTTAGTTCAAGAAGACCTTGATGACCACATCTGTGAGGAATAAACGCTGACATTAAGTCAATAGTCTTGGATACTATCTTTAAGGTTCCCCTAAGCGCATGGGGAAAGTACACACCTCTCTAGAGAAAGTAGATATCATGGCAGTAAATAACGCAGGAGCTCAATTAGACTCCGCAGGAGAAATTGCAATTGATTTTGTATGGGGCAACTTTGCTCCACAACCAAACGATTCTCGCACAACTCGTTTAAACCTAGCACTTGGAGACCACATCAACCTAGAATCAGGTTGGAATGGATACCCACAGTACACACCAAACACAGCAGGTTCTGACGTAGCAGGTTCAACTGACTACGTAAAGGTCACTAGCGTTCTTGGTTTCACAACAGCAGATGCAGCAGACGTATTGGCAGACAACGGCCTTACAGTTACAACTGCATCAGCAGCAACTAACGCTGCTTCAACAATCACAGCAGTCGCACGCACAGGTACAACAGCAACAATCACCTCATCAGGTGCTGGCGCTAAGTACCCAGTTGGAACAAAGATTGTAGTTTCATCTCTTGCATCTCCAGATACCGCACTAAACGGTACCTACACAGTTACAGCAGTTGCTACAAACACTGTTTCTTACACAACCACAACTTCAGGAGCACTATCAACATCAGGACTCACAGTTGCTGGCCTTGTTGGTCTTGCTGGAACAATCAAGACACAGTCAATTGCAGGTGGTGCAGCAACAACAGCACCAGGTGCAGCAGTAACAATTACACCTTGGGCAACAGCCTCCTAATTAGGAGTTAATCTATGGTACGTCCTACAGGCGGAAGCAGCTCTTCTCGGAGGGCTGCTCCGTCTGCTCAGGAAATGATGAATGCAATAGGCCGAGATATTTTCGGTGATGATTTTCAAGGCGGAGTAACCGCATCTTCTAAAGGTTCTTTTAACAGAATTTCTGACATCATGTTTGATGATGACCAGTCAATGGATTACTACAATCCCACTAACTACGGTAACTGGGCTGGTGAGAAATACCAAACAGCCGATGGACTTGCTCCTGGACGTAGTGTCTACGAAATTATTGACTTCAATCAGAACATGAATGCAGACCAGTTAGACAACCCTGCTAACTGGAGAATACCTGGATTTCAACCAGATGAGATGGAAGATACATCTCCAGCTGACATCACAGTAGTTCCAACCTCTACTACTAATCCAGAACGACCAAGAACAGTTGCTGCTGGTTACGATGAGGATGAAGAAAAACTTACAGTTATTTTCCGTGATGGAACCTTCTACAACTATTACGAAGTTACAGGCGGTGAGTGGGCTGCGTTTAAAGCCAACCGCTCTAAGGGAGCTATTATTGCTCGTATGCTTGACTTCAAGCCTCGTGGTCCAGCAGATGTTTCAAGCCTGTCTAAGAAAGCACAGCAAGCGTTCTACCGCTATAGTCGTGGTGCTCAAGTTGCTGTAAAAGGAAAAGTTCCAGGACAGACTAAAACTATGTACAAAACAATTGCTCAAAGCAAACGCGGTAAAAACCCATCTACAGGTGGAAAAAACCCAAGAGGAAGATAAATGCCAAAGGTACACAACATCGGACCAAAACACTTCGTACAACTAATTGATTTACCTGTTATCTGGGGAAAAAAGTTTGTTGTTCGTGGATGGACTCAAGAGATAGAAGAACCGTTTAGAACTTCTGAACCCTTTTTAGTAAGATTACCTAAGTACAAAGCACTAGCCTTCGGCAAGTGGACTGGCTTTAAAACTGAAGAAGACGCACTTAAATCGGCACTCAACACACGGGAAGTAACATATGATGATTTTACGGAAGAAGCGGGATGGACAGCCCCAGACTCGGATAGAGAAGCGAGTCTCAAAGATATCAACGCCAGACTTGATTCTGTGGATGGAGCAGTCCATGTACACGATTGGCAAACTTATTACAGAATGGCAGAAGAGTCACAACAAAAACCTTCTTGATGAAGTTGTACTGGGAACTGAAGTTTTCAATGCAATTGCTAAAGAGTTAAAGAAACGTGCGTAGTGTGTGCTACGATTTGCTTGCTTCACCTCTCTCCTGGTCTGGCGATGGCCCACAGCAATGTGGGTCTAGTCAATTAATGAGGAAAAATGCCTATTGATTTTGATGACCAAAAGTTTGAGGAAATTAATCCTGAGTTTTATATGCAGGAAGAAGACCCTGAGCAGATAGAGCTTGAAAAAGAAGAAGAGCTTGATGAGCTCTCTCAACAGTTTGTAGACAAGCTAATTGACAAGATGATGGACTTTTTAAAAGTTCTAGTAGGACATGACCTGCACCCGTACCAAAAGCCTTTAGCACGTCGCATTATGGAGTCAGTGATTATCAACGATGCTGAAGAGATAACCGCTCTCGCTGCACGTCAGTCAGGTAAATCAGAGACGGTTGCTGACACTGTAGTTACTCTAATGATTTTGTTACCTCGGTTAGCAAAACTATACCCAGAACTACTTGGTAAGTTCAAAGACGGTGTGTGGGTTGGTTTATTTGCTCCAACAGAAGGACAGGCAGAAACACTCTTTGGTCGTGCAGTAACGCGTCTTACCTCTGAGCGTGCGTTAGAGATTTTAAACGATGTTGAAATTGATGATAAAGCAGCACGTGTTGGTGGAGTAACAAGAATGATTAAACTTACTAACTCTGGTTCAAGCATCACGATGATGACAGCTAACCCACGTGCAAAGATTGAATCTAAGTCTTTCCACCTTATCGTTATTGATGAGTGTCAAGAAGCAGATGACTTTGTTGTATCTAAGTCAATCTCTCCAATGCTTGCCTACTACGCAGGAACAATGGTAAAGACAGGTACTCCAACAACAAGTAAGAACAACTTTTATAAAGCTATTCAGTTAAACCGCAGACGACAGACTACTCGCGGTAACAGGCAAAACCATTACCAGTGGGACTGGAAAGAAGTTATTAAGTACAACAAGAACTACGAACGCTCAATTAAAAAAGAGATGTTACGTATCGGTGAAGACTCTGATGAGTTCCAAATGTCATACAACTGTAAGTGGCTACTTGAACGAGGAATGTTCATTACCTCATCTAAGATGGATGAGCTTGGCGATACTTCACAGGAGTTAGTTAAGTCTTGGCATAAGACACCTTGTGTTGTAGGTATTGACCCTGCACGTAAAACTGACTCAACTGTTGTAACAGTTGTTTGGGTTGATTGGGATAGACCGGATGAGTTTGGTTATTTTGACCACCGTATCCTTAACTGGTTAGAACTACAGGGCGATGACTGGGAAGAACAGTATTTTCAAATCGTTAACTTTTTAGAGAACTACGACGTACTTGCAGTCGGTGTAGATGCAAACGGTGTAGGAGATGCAGTAGCGCAACGTTTAAAGCTCCTTTTGCCAAGAGCTGAAGTTATGCCTGTAACATCAAGCCCAAGTGAGCAATCTAAACGATGGAAACATCTACAAGCACTACTTCAACGAGAAATGATTTCCTGGCCTGCTCATGCCAAGACAAGAAGATTACGTACCTGGAAACGCTTTTATCAGCAGATGACTGATGCTGAAGTTCAGTTCAAAGGACCTAACTTTATGGTTGCTGCCCCTGATGAAAGCTATGCTCACGATGACTTTGTTGACTCTTTGTCTATTGCCTGTTCTTTAACTCAGGACTTAGTAATGCCAGAAGTTGTTTCTTCTTCAAATCCTTTCTTCGGTTAACCACACAGGCCCTTTAAAAAGCGAGAAACTATTACCTGGAATGGCCTTCCATATACAACCTTAAGGAGTCTTACTATGGGATTATCCCCAGCACCGCAGTTCCCAGAGCGTGCACCAAATGTGTACGAGCTAAAAGAATCAGGTAATGCAACACGTCGTGGACCACTTCGCTTTGAAGAAGGTATTGCGACAGACACAGATGTACCAAATGATTTTCAGAAGGGCATGATGCAGGGTTACACTCCTGCGCCAGGTCGTCCTAACCACAATGCAAACGTATTCTTAAAGCCAGCTGCAGAAACTCTTGCAGAGCGAGCACACGTTGGTTCTGCCTCATGGGTAGAAGCACCGACATTCCTTGGTGAGTTTGCACACGGAACAAACAATGACTATGCAGCTCAAGTAATTGAGACCAAAGTAGTATCAGGCGGACGCTCACAGCGTCAATCTGCAACAGTCGTAAACGACTAATTTAGACAGACGTCGGTATGCCCCCACAGTAGTGTGGGGGCTATCGGGTTATCAGGAGGAGATGTAATGGCAAGTAAGCCAGCAAATGAAAAACTTTATTTGATGATTGTTGCTCAGGCAAAGGCTAAGTATTCTAACTACCCTAATCCTGGAGCAAGTCATTGGGTTCATGAGCGCTACATCCAATCAGGCGGCAAATTTATTGAAACAAATGAACAAACTCGCAAATTAGAAATGCGCAAGAAAAAGCACGCTAGCGATGTTAAGAAGAAGAGTGCTACAGTTGCTTCTAAGAAAAACGACTCTAAGAAAGATAAGAAGAAAGATAAGTAATGTCATATCTTGATTTTTCTCCACCATCGTATAGAGCCGCATCCAGCGATTTAACCATCTCTATTTCTCCCCTCGGATTAGTAGAGTTAGCTGACGAAGAATTTGAAGTACACGGTCCACGTTTAAACCGCTACTCACTTAACTGGGCAATGTACCTTGGTCACCACTGGGGCTATCGCCGTGAGTCTGGCGAAATGCAAATTGCGGTTAATTACTACCGTGCGTTTAATGACTTTTTATCGCGTTTTGTATTTGGTAAGGGTATTCACTTTCGTTCACCAAAAGCAACGGAAGCAATTATTCCAGACCGCCTAGAACGAATCTGGGAAGTAGACAACGACAAGATGCGTGTTCTACTTGAGATGGGGCAACAAGGCGGAATTACTGGAGACTGTTTTGTAAAGATTGCTTATGAAGAACCTTGGGTAGACTCTGCAGGAGGAAACCACCCAGGTAAAGTTCGTCTTCTTCCTCTTAACTCTTCTTTTGCTTTCCCTGAATTCCACCCGCACGACCGTACTCGTCTACTGCGTTTTAAGCAGAAGTATCGTTTCTGGGGAACATCACTTGAAGGAACACGTCAAGTATTTACTTACACTGAGATTCTTACAGACGACACAATTGAAGAGT